TTAATCCCTATTTCATCCCAGACGCCGGATTGTGTGACCGCCACGATAGGCATGGTCAGCACGTCCACATCGCCGATGTTATTCGTACCAGCAGGCAAGGCGGCGTCAATCGTTGCGCTGGCCCAGAGACGCCCCGCGCTTATCTGGAGCGGTTCGTAATCGCCATCATTCCCACTGAGGTTGGCCGGTGTGGCCTTACGGACAACAAGGGCCTGGACGCCAGGATCGGCTGACGCATGTGCGGCGTCCTCGGCCAGGACGAGGTTGTCTATAAGCTGAACAGCGGTCTGAATTGCACCTGCCGCGACTTCGATATTGGACAGGCGACCCGCGTTGGTGGAGTCCAGAACAATAGCCAGCCGGTTAGAGGCATCAACGTTGGCCCCGCGCTCGTTACCCGCCGCGTCCCGAATCGTCGTGTACTGGTTGCGGTTGGCGGACATTCGCCCGATGCCAATGTCGCCCTCGTCTACGCTGTCGGGTGCTACATCATCGAATAGCATCCCCGTAGCCAGCACGCCGCCTGTCCCGGGGGTGAAGGCCGCATCGTCGGCGTAGAAGACCTCACGTACGGTGTACGCGCCCTCAGACCCCGTGGCGGCTACGAGGGTGACAACCTGTGCGTCAGCCGTGTCTCCGGAAAACGTCGCCTGCCGTGTAGCAGGACGCAGGTTTGCCGGAGGAGTAGCAAGGGCGGCGGTCTGAAAGGTTGTCTCGTTGTCGGCCATTTACTTCCTCTTGCGGGCTACAGTTGCAGGCTTCGCTGTCTCACTTGAGTCAATAACTACTGTGGTGGTGATGCTCGGCTTTGGCTCAGGGACTGGCTGCACCATGTTCATCAACTCCGCAATGGCGGCGTCGATGCGGTCAGCTAACTTGAGCGCATCAGACTTCTGGCCCTGGAGGAATCGGATACGTGCCGGAATGTACTGGTTGATATCCATTGACTCACTCATCTTAAGGCAGGTACCCAACATTAACGGTCAGGTTCGTGCCAGGAATGTCCACGAAGATACCGATATTGAAGCTAATGGGTGCCTTACTAAAGTCGAAGAACTGGACAGTCGAAGCTGGCATTGCAATGTCCAGCCTGTCAGTCCCGCCATCCGCCGTCGAATCATTCAGCTGGAAGGCGCCGCCAGTAGCCCCAGCAGACACAGCAACCCAATAGACGTGGCCCGGGCCGGTCTTTATCAGTGCGTCGGCAGTATTGACGCTGGTCTTAACGTTCATTCCTTACCTGCCCTTCCCGCCAACTTAAGGATGGCGTCAGTGCGCTCACGATCCTCTTTCTTGGCGATAACCTTTTCGCGGTCGGCCAGTTCTTCGCGATACTGCGCCCAGAGGGAGCCGGGACGGTGTTCCGCGTGGGTGCGTTTCGAGCCGTTGTTTGCAAGATGCGCTGCCACGCAGGTCTGGACGATGCCCATCTCGTTGAGAATGGTGCGTTCAGGCGCGGCGGGGTGAAGGAAGCACTTGACGTTGTTCACCTTGCGCTCCGGGGCAAGCTCCTTATTAGTCGTCCATGCCCAGCCGCCGCCCGCCTTCTGCGTGTTCATCGCTGCACGAGCCTGATATCTCGGAAGGTTGACTTCCTCGCCGTCCGTCGTACTCCAGATGGTCACGTAGGTACGACCCGGCGACCATTCAGTGAACTGGATTTCGCTGGACTCGTCAGCCTCAAGGCCGTTAAGTTGAGCCTTGAGGTCGCGGGCGGCTTCGGCCTGTTCAATCCAGCGCTGGTCAATAGCCTTTACGGGTGCGTTCATGTTGCGAATCTCCTCTTGCCGGTGCGTTCAGCACGGGTGTTCATCCATTGTCGCTCAACTGTCTGGTGCGAATGGCCGTTACGCTGGATGGCCTGGTGCGGCCCAAAGACGCTGGCGTTGCGTATCTGGAGCAAGGCTTGTTCCTCCTGGGCGAGAATGTCACTGAACAGGGTTGACTCTGCCTTCATTTCTTCAGCCCGCCTGTACCAGCGGAGGTCATGACGGTGATGCTCGCTCATTTCCAGCATTAGGCCGACAGGGTTTTCACCCTCGCTGGACGGAACAAACAAAGGCGGGATTTTCCCGTCGTAGTCTTTGTTCGTGCCGTGGTCAATGGTGGCCATCTGCAATATCCCGCCGCGCATGACCAGCAGGCAACTAACGAAACGACCGTCCGGTTCCTGCTTGACGCTCAGCCCGTAGCACGGCTCGTCATCCCTGAGGACGTGGGACACCGTCTCGATCACTTGCTGCACCCTTCGCAGACCGGAGACAGGGAAAGCTCCCCGCATTTTCGGCAGAAATAGACTTGCTTAGACATCTGTCTCCCATCTCCCGGGCAATGACCCACCGCACATCACGCAGACCGGCCGCTGGCCCATGAAGGCTGGCGAGTGGCCCACGCGAGGGCAGCGGAACAGACGGCAATAGAGACGGTGGATCATCACCTTATGCGCATCTTCGCAAGGTCAACTACGACCTCAGTGCCGTTTACCAGTAGAACAAACGGCAGCTTCTCCTTCACCGGCACGCCTTTCGGCGCGTCTGCGTCTCGGTACACTTCGCGAATAGCCGGAATCGAGACCTCCTCAATAGCGGCCATTTGCCGGTGCCAGATGCTGCGCGGCATGTCGGCACCGCCGTTCCACGCCGCAGGTTCAATCTGAGTGCGGCGGAAGAATTGAGGCCATTGCTTCTCAAACTCAGCCCAGACACAGCAAAACCGGATTTCCAGCGTTTCGCCGATGTAGGGGTTGTTCCAGTAGCCAACCCGTTGATAGGTACAGTCGCACAGGTCGTCGTTAACGTTCCATACTTCCTGTGACTGGATGATCTGGATGGCCTGTTCAAGAGCGAGCATCTTACGTTTCCACGTTACTGACGGTTCCGGCAGCGATAATCTTCTGGACGACCGTGCTCGACGCAAAGATGCCGCCAGACGTAGTAATTGCCCCCGCGGGTGCAGTCCCAGCTTTCATCACAACCGCCGAAGTCGGCTCGGTCATGGCAAAGGCGGATACTACGCCGAGACGGAGGTTACCCACCGTAATGCGTTCATCGCCCGCCGTCACGGTCAGGTTGCCAGTAGTAACCGTTGCTCCAGCGGTAGCGGTCAGCAGACCTGTAGAGCCAAGCGTCCCGGCAAACTGAGTGTTCTGCGCTATGGCTATGTCATTAGCATCAAAGTCGAGAACTTCAGTGCCGTTAAAGGCTAGGACAAGGCGGTTTGCCACCTGGTCGTAAAACCATCCACGATGCCTGGGTCCAGCAGATGTCTTGAAAGGCATTTCTTACTCCTTCCCGCTACGGCGGGACGTGAAAGGAAGTAGAGGGGGCCGTTATCCAGCCCCCTCCTTTCCGCTAGGCGCTCCAGTGGCGATTGCCACCACCACGGAAGTAGTCAACTTCCGCAAGTGGGTCGCCGGTTGAGGTTGCGGCCAACAGCAGCACCGGAAAATACATTGCCGTCGCGGTCATCGTGCCGCGCTTGAGTGTGGCAACGAGGGTTAAGCCGGTGGTGTTCGCCATCGACTCGTGACCAAAGTAGCCCCGAACGGTGCCGTCCGGGTCCATTTCAACACGAGCGATGTAGTACGAGTCGGCGGTAAGAGTGGCTTTGGCACGAATACCAAGCGTCCCAACCGTCTGGCCGTCCAGCGCGTAGTCGTAAGCCGCCGTGAGGTCGGCAGTGCCAGCGGTAGAGCTAAGAAACCGGAAGTCGTCCAGCGTAGCGGCGGCGTCAGTGTAGAAGCCGACAGCCTCACCAGAGTTATTCGCGGTCAGAGTCGTGGAAGAGAGGGTGAAGGGGTTCACCGGCTCCGACTGAAGGAAGGTAGACATGAAGCCAAAGAAGGCACGGAAGTCAGTGGCGGAAGCGTTCTTGAACCGCGCCTCCGTCCAGATCGTTCCGTTGCGGTCAGGCCGCATCGGCGCCGAATAGAGGGCAATACCGTCAGCAGCACCGCCAGCGCCACTGAAAGACGCGACTCCGTTCGGCTCGTCCACCGTGAAGTCGATTTCAGTCTGGCCACTGATTGCGACCAACCCGATATCGTTGAAGCGCGTACCAGCGGTCGCGTCTGCAATAGAAGCCGTAGCTCCGGTGCCGAGGAAATCCTCAGAAAAGGCAAGCTTGCCGTAGCTGCTCTGAATAGGCATTTACGTTGTTCCTCTCCCCATCCTGGGGTGAATTACGAGCTCGGCGCTGTTGCGTCTGAAAGGTGGCGGTAGCAGAAGGCTTGAGTGGTGCCAGAGGAGCCGGACTTGTTCTCGGAAAAGGCGTACTCGTCCGTGAGTGAAATCACGTCCGCACCGCCGCCGAAGTACATGTCCCGGTCGGTCTCTCGCTTGAGGCTCATTCCCATGACGGCGTACACACCTTCACGGGCATGAGTAACGCCGTTGGCGTCGGGAGTCGATGTGAGAACAATGTTGCCGTCCTCGAACACCATTGAGCCTGCAACCACGCCTTTGAAGCCATTTCGGTAGACCTGCTCCGTCATTCCCTCAGGGATGGGGTAGGTTCCGATAGCCGCCAACTGCTCTAGCTGGAGGTCGTAGATTTGAAAGCCATGCAAGATGGTCGAGACCTTTGACATGGCAGGCTCGGTCGTGTTGCTGTTGGCGTTGGCTACCGCAGCGGCGATGTGTCCGTGAGATAGCGGGCTGCCAGTACCAGGTGACGCCGCAGTCGAGAAAGTGGTAAACAGAGACAGGTAGTCTCGGTTCTTCTTTCGCTCCATTGCGTTACCAGCGGCTGGCCCCATCTGGGCGGTCACGTTCTTACTCACCTTGCGGTAAGTCCGGTCGGTAATCTTGATGATTACCTGGGTCATTTCCGGCTGGCTGGACTGTACCGAGCCGGAGAACTGCTGGAAGTTACTGTTGGCCTGATTTTCAGAGATGTTCTGAGCGTCAATCTGGTTCAGGGTGAACCAATTGTACGTCAGGCCTTCGCCTTCACTCTGACGCTTGACAGTTGCGGTGCGCTCCCACGTGCCGCTCTTTTGCTCACGAATGCTCCGCGCTTCGGCGTAAATCGTGGGCAGAGCGTTATTGAAGGAGCCAGAAGTGTTTTCTCCAGTGGCCATTTCCTATTTCTCCTAACGTCTTGTTGCTAAAATCTTCTTCACTACGTCAATCGGCGTTGCGGGGTCAAGCAATTGCTCATCCTCGGAGCGCGAATCGGCGGCTGGTTCTTTGCCCTTAGTGGTAACAGTGCCTTTGCCTCGGGACCCCGTAAGAGTCTCGATTTCCGCCTTGAGACGGGCATTCTCGGCGTGGAGCTTACCTACGTCGGTGGTCTCGTTGGCCCGCTTCTGGCCGAGAGATTCGCGTACGTCGCCGTAGAATTTAAGCTGAGTGGCAAAGTCGTCTGCCTTGATGTTCGACTCCATGTAGGCAAGGAGGCCCTGTGGGTTTCCCCCGGCTTCCGAGACCATCTGCCACAGGTCGGCCTTGAGGCTATCCTGGTACGGCGCGAGGGCCATCGGCTCCATGTCCTGCATGAGTCCGTCGAACTTGGTCTTAAGCTCTGCCTTTAGTGCTTTTGGGACGATGCCCCGGTTGTTGGCTTCAGCCTCTGCCACCTCGTCGAGGAACACTTGCATCAAATTGTCAGGAGCGGCTTCCCGCTTGGCCTGAATTTCCTGATGCCGTCTCCGTGACTCGTTGGCAGCGAACGCTTGTGCCCTTTGCCGGTTGTTCTCTGCCCTGTACGCCTGCTGCTCTGCTGTAGTCGTCAGGTCGCCACGATCTATGGCGGCTTGGACATCGGCATAACTGCGAGGCTGGGGGGCTTCGATTACTGGCTCTGGAACTACTGGTTCCGCCGGTACAGCAGGAGTCTCCGCTTCGGACTGGGTCTGTGTTTCAAGATTTTCCAGTTCGGCCAGGGGAGCGCTTACCTGCGCCTCTGGGGTTACCTCAGTCTCAGATACGTCCGTGGTCACTAAAGTACCTCCGTCTGAAAAGGATAAAGCGCCTGTTCAGTTGAAGGTATTAAATCCCCATGCCGGATTGTTTGTCAACAGCGTATGCGGGTTAGCAATAGAAAAGGCCCCCGGTGCAGGACGGGGGCCGATTCTGGAGGAGCGGAGACAAAAGGATTAGAGGAAGGGAATTAACGCTAACCCTGTTCGCCTGCCGCTGGGATTATATCATCCCGGGCGGAATCATCAACCTCTGGCGGCGATTTACTCCCCGGGCCAGCGCCTCCAGTACAGCAGGATTGGTCATGCCGGGTCTTTGCATTCCCGCTGGCGCGAAGTTCATCTGCCCGCCCTCTGCGTAGATGTTCGGGGTCGGACGATTCGGGGCCATGCC